GATAGAATTGCAGTATTATAATAATTAAGCATACCTTCATTTAGATAACTTTCTCTACTAAATGAAAATTGATTTGGAACAAATGCTGGGGCAGAAAATTGAGATGTAGCGGAATACTCGTTATCTGCGTATTTATATCTATAAGCAAAACATATAAACCTATTTTGCATAAAGTTAATCTCACCTCCAACTAATGTCAGTTCTATTGATGGAGACTCTGTAGGTGGTTTCTTTATAACTAATATAGACTCTTTAATTATAGGGTCATCTATATTTGTTGTTGGGGTAGGGTAAATTCTTTTTCTATTAATAAACCTTGGTTGGTTATAGTCATCAGTCCATAAAACAAGGTCATCAACTATGTTTATTCCTGTTATTAAATATGTAGGATTAAAGTTTAATGTAGTGTTTACATTGTCTCCATCATCAATACTTACAATATGATATGTAAGAATATTTGTAAATACATTAAATGATACAATCATATCAAGTTTCCCTGTAGCTCCAGCAGCGAAGTTAGGGTCATGTACAAACCATATAATTGTTTCTTTTGCAGTGTCTGTTACAACTCCTATTGTTAAGGCATCTATACTAAGTTTAATTGAATTATAAGACAAGTCAGTAAGCAATATGTTACCCTTTGTATTTTCAATAACACCAATCTCAGAGTTCTCTGTGGAACCCATTCTAATATTTAGTGCATCAATATATTCTCCATTAGGAACAAGGCGTTCATCAACTACCTTATTCATTATGCCTTTTACAAAATTCCTTGTAATTTTTGCCATTATTTTATAATTTTATCCATCCCTCTCATATTCATCAATAAACGTCCCGGATGTATATTGCTCATTCTTATTTTAGCATTACGCCATAATGCTGTCTTTTCTTTTCTTGCTCGTCCTACAATATATTCCTGTACCCCTAATTTACTACTAAGTATTTCATATTTAATATATGCATATACAAAGCTTTCAAATAGTTTATTTACAGATATAAGTGTATTATCTCCACCTTCCATCCCATCAGTTATATATTCTAGTATACAAGATTGTGCATGCATATCAGAAGAGAAGTTAATTACGCCTGCCTTATTATCTACCCTAAATGTAGGATTGAAATTTGCTGTCTCAGTATTGAGACCAAACCTTGTACCAACACTATAATCAAAATACCAAGCCCCATCAATATTCCAACCCATTTGATTGTTAAATTTGTGTCCAGGATTTAAATACATTGACTTTAATGTGCTGTCAAGTCTTGCTTGGTCAATTGGGGAGTTTGTCAGTGATACAACATTATTATTAATGTCAAATATTATTGCCCCTGTACTTGTCTGAGAGTAGCTTTTTGCATATGTAATTTGTATATTTTCGGTTAGTGGTCTAACCATACCATTTACAAATAATGATACCCTAACCCAATTAACATAGTCTGATGGCAATACGAATCTAAGGTCATCATCTACATTCAGTTCTAATACTTTAAGTTCTTTAAATGCATCGTAGTTTAATTCCTGTATAGCCCTTTTAGCATGGAACAATATCTTAAATTTTTCCTCATTATTAATTAATGAATGATTACCGTAGTACATCAATTCAAAATTATTAACTATATCAAATAAACTAACATACTGATAAGACCCCCAATTTGCATTTGTAGGGGCAACTCCATTATTAGTATAATATTCAAATTGTGATATATATGACATCTTTATTTTTTTTGCTAAATGTTAATTGTTATTTCTGCTCTTGTCCATTTGCAAATGCAATAACATCATTCTCACGAATAGATATACCACAATACTGCAATATCTTCATAATTAATTTGTACTCATCTTCTTGAGGTAGTTCAAAGTCTTGATAGTCTGGCTGAGATTGGTTGAATGATGGCTCTCCTCCTGTCAATGTACTATATGTCCATTTTGGTACTTTAGGATATCTAAAGTAGTTTGCCTGAACTTGACCCTTATTGTTTATGGTTGTAGGATATACAGTTATATTAAGTCCATTGGTAACATAGGAAGGATAGTCAAGTGATGGGCTTGTAAGTGGCGAATTAACTAATGTTGTGATTATAGCTGATGAAACCTTTTCTGCCTCTCTAATAACAGAAGATGATAATACCGTATAACCTACAGGTGTTGTAGTAAATATATCCGAATCTAAGGTAAGTACCGTATTGCTTAGTACAGTAACTACAGAGCCAATAATACCTGTAGTTAAGTTAACTACTCTGTCTCCTGGAGATATGCCATTTGTTAAAAAAAATGCAGTGCTGTCAACTAATTGATTTACAACCACAGATGAATTAGTTCCACTTTTTAGTTTTTTAGGATAACATAAGAGTTTAAGTAACATAAATGACTCATTCCCTGTAGTAATCAAAGATGGCGTATAAAATGTATTTGCAGAAACTTGACTAAGATAGTCTGTAACTAAAAAATATTCAAGTACTTCTGCGACTGGTTTCTCTAAATTAGCGTAATTATCGCCTGACTGCCTCATATTTTCTGCATTTATAATTTTATTATACATGCCAAAATAATCTTCAAATAATTCCATCTGAGCATTTGCCGCATATAAATTAAAATCTGATGGGGATATATACCCATAATTATTCTTATTAAGTATGGATAGCACAGAGTTTCTAACTGAATTTATCATCTGTAAGTTTTTTACAAATATAGCAAAAAAAAAAGGTCAACTTAATGACCCTTTTTTTATAAACTTTACGACAATTCTATTCTAAAATATTTTCAAGCATTTTGAGTATCTCTATACCCTCTTCGCTTTTAAGATATGATGCAACTGCACTATATGGCTCTTCTCCATATGGAACGTTAATCATTCTCTTTTTATTTGTTGAAGTGTTTAACCAAACTTCTTTCATGTTATTCCTAAAATGAAGAAGTTTTTTATCAAAAAACATTCTAACATCTGACTGAAATATCAACATAGGATCATTTACAGTACTCAAAAATTCATTTGGATATTTTTTAGCAAAAACTAATATATCTCTTTTAAGTTCAGATGTTGTTAACAATGAAGGGTCTTTGCCAAATAAGACTCTAGCAACAGTTTCCATTTCCTTTACATCTAGTTTTCTAGCTGAAATTAAAGCATCTACTTCATTGCTTAATTTTTCCAACTCTTTAGTTGCATCTTTTTCTTTATCTACCTCTACAAAACTTATATTGTTAAGTGGATGGTAATATAAAAATGCTTGAAGTACCGGATTGTTTTTTGGGACATGAAGAAATCCATCTTCGAATATTATAGGCTCTACAATTGCATTACCATCCTGTTCATCCTCAAATGGTGATTTTTGGTTAATAGCATAACGTAAAGGTCTATTTATATTGTTTACTTCGTCAAACCATAATAACGGGAATCTTTTATTATTTCTTGATGCAAGCGTAAAAGATATTGGAGCTGCACCGCTTTTTAATTTGTAGATTTTATCTACTGGGATTATTTTTATTGTTGTCATTTTATATAATTTAATTTAATTTTAAAAAAACAAGAGGGGTTTTAAGTCCCCTCTTGCATATTATTTATTTTTATGCTCCGTAACGGAACAATACAAAGTTGTTTGCACCTAATGTACACACACAACGCTCTGAAAGGAAATTTACCTCCATTGCATCTAAATCGCTAGTTGCTGCACCACCTGCTGAACCTGTTATCCAAGTTTTATATCTACGATCCTCAGTTTGAGATGCACGGTAACGAACATGTAAGAATGGACGTTTTGCATTTTTACCAAGGATTTGGTCATAAACGGTAGTTGAACCAGCCGGAACAAGAAGTCCTGTTACAGTCCCAACAGTTGCAGTAGCACCACCTGGGAACAAACCGCCACGCATAGTTGGATCATTAAGATACTTCCAATCAGATTTGTAAAAATCATAACCTCTACGGAATCCTGTAAAACCAAGATTTAAAGCCATAGTAGCATCATTGTTAAACAAACCATAAGATGTACCACCAGCACCATAACTATTTTGTGCGGCAAGCATATCATCAATATCAAAAGAAAAAGCACGATTAACAAAAATAGCATTTTCTTCAATTGAACCTTGCTTATCTAAACGGCTAACCATAGAATCCCAATCAGATAGAGTAGTTGGATTACCACCACCCCATACATTACCACGATTGTTTACAACGTAGAAGATACCTTCAGAACCTGCGGTACCTGCTTGACCTGCAACGCCTAATACATTTATTGCACCAGAACCAACTTCAGCAGGAACAGCCTCAATCATTGCGGTTTCTAAGTAATCTTCAAAACGTAAACGAGTTTCGTGTTCTGATTTCATATACCAAAGGTATCCAGTGGCACCATTTTCAGTAGTCACTTCAACCCATCCAATTTGAGCCATATCAGAACCGTTTACAGCATATTTATCCTTTAGGATAATTGGTTTATTTTCAAAAAACTCATCTACAGCTTCCAAAGAGCCAACCATACCGTTAGTTCCTTTTTTAAATTCAGAACCATAAATCCATACTGTAAGTGTTGCTGTTATTGGGAAATTTTGCCCACCTGCCTCGTAGTAAGCAACTTCAAATGTCTTTGCTGTACCTGCTGATGCAACAACAGTAACAACGGCTTTATTTGATACACCTGTTGCATTATCAGATAGATATACTGTTTGACCAACACGAATTGCAATAGCTGTAATACTTGGATCAGTTACAGTAATAGTTGCTGTGTCTAAAGTAACCGCAGCACTTGTAGCACAATTTGTATATTTTGTATGCAAACGACCTTGTTCTGCCCATTTTATCATGTCAGAGTTAGATGGCATTTCGGCACCAACCATACGCAAGAAAGATGCTATGGTACGATTACCATAACGCTCAAATTCTTTTTCGTATGTGTCAGGAAGATACTGATCTAAGAAATTAAAATCAGTAATATAATTTGTTTGTAATGGTACTTGTTCAGAACTTGGCTGAAGTTGGTACCCAGGAGAAGCTAATATGCTCATGATTTTTTAGTTTTTTTTAAGTTTTTAATTTTTATTTATTTTACACTGCGAATTTTTAAACCCCTTCCGGAATCATTATTTAACGCCTTTACTTGGAATCCATCTTTTATCACTATTTCAGGTGTTTTTCTTTCAGACATATTAATATTTTTTATCTGTTTGGTAACATCCTCGGTAGCATCTGACTTTCCTTGCTCATAGAAGTACTTGGCAAATTTTTCTGGATTCATTGCTACAGACAACGCTCTATGGTACCCAACTGCATCCTTTATTAGTCCACTCTCGTCTAAGAATTTATTGATAAAATTCATAGGTGTTGATTGAACTTTTTTAAGTTCTGCTGAATCTAGCGGCAAGTATTTCAATGTTTTACTATCCAAATTAAAATCAAAACCTTTGAAATCACTTGTAAATAGTTCGTCTGTTTTTTCATCAAACCATCTGCTCTTGCGGCTATTCTCCTCTTCTAGAGTTTTTGCCTGACTTATATATTGCTTATAAGACTCTAATTGTGCCTTGTCATCTTCTGAAACAAATCCCTGACTTGACTCAAGAGGGATTTTATATATTTCTTTTTGATTTTCAAAGTATTTCTTAGCTTCTGTAACTGCCTTTTTCTTAGTAATCTTTTTCTTTTTTATAACAGAATCATCATCATAATCTTCATCATATTGATAATCCTCCATCATAGCATCAATATCTTCTGCATCTAGTCCATCTTGAGTTGCTATTAAATGTTCTCGTATAAGTTCATCATTATCAACATTACTATAGTCTTTAGATATTTTCATAAAGTCTTCGTAACCACGTCCAGTTTCTTTTCTGTATTTTAAATATACAGATATATCTTCAGGCAGTTTCTCGGATTCTTCCTTTGAGGATATTAAGTCATCTATTGACTTTAATTCTTTGTTATATTTTTTACCAAGATAAGAAAGAACGTCCTCTTCCTTTATTTCATTTTGGATAACTTCCGTTGCTATTACTTCAGGGACTTGTTCTACATTTGTCTCTTCCATTTTAGTTTGGTGTTCCTGTATTAATTGGGCTTCAATCTCTTGAGTGCTTTTTGTTTCTACTATGCCTACTTCTTTTACTGTAAATGCCATTATATTTAATTTAATTTATTGCAAATTTATATAAAATTTTAACAATTCCACTTTTTTAATGAAAGAGCCTTTCTAGTTGGCTTACCTTTTTCATCTTTCATAGGTCCAGGCATCCCCGACATTCTAGCACAAAAACTCTTTCTTCTTTTAGCATCTTTGCTATCAGGATCAAGTTTTGATGGTTTAGT